TTTCTCAGAAAAGAAACGCGCGGGAAGACCCGCCAGAGCTAACGACACAAGAACAGCAGCTGGTAAGCAATCCTCAATGCTGCGACCAACCGAAAGCCCCAATACAGCATCTTTGGGGTTGGCCGATTCGCGAAAAGCCTGATAAGAGAGGCGCTTGCGGTCTCTTCATGGGGCAGAATTCTGCATCAGCGAGCGCGTGTTTTTCCACGGAATCGGCGGGAAGCGGAAGTTCGCCGCGGGTGCAAGGGTACGATGCTTGAGATCCTCAATGCAGACCTCAATTTGGGAACACCTTCTTTCGAGTTGCTAGGCGTAATTGGAATATGTAGTCGGCAGTTCCAACGGCTTCAAACCAACTTCATTTTGAGTTTGGGGGCACATCCGTCGGTCCAGCGGACTGCGGCGGAGATGCGTTTGCCCTGGGGGGCGTCGAAGCGGATGGTGGTTTGGACGGCGCCATACCGGCCGGGCGTACCGGCACCACACCTGACGTGCGGCCCCTACTCATGAGATGCCCGGGTGCAGCAGTCGCGCCGACGTAGGCGGCAGGTCGCGTTTCGACCTGAAGCAGTTTGCTCGCGCGAGCCTCGAGCTGTGCGAGCGTCTGGTAGCTCGACGGATCGCGTGAATCCGGGAAGAAACCGGAGTCCCGCGCGCGACGCGCGCGAGCTTCTCTCAAATGTCGGTCATGCAGCTCACTCAGCGTGGGGTTGGATCTCGACGCTATCCAAGGGCTGGTAGGCACGCGCAGTCATGACGCTCATGCCCATACCAAGTTGGCTGGCATAGACATCGGCATTTCAAGTGGCGGTACCATTGTCGGCTAGGCTGACGCCCATGCAAGGGCATTGGCTGTGCCGTGGCGTCGACATCTGCAAACTCATCAGCAGCCTCTGGTCCCGCTCTGGACAGAAGGCAATCCCGTACGTCGTGAAGACATGGGCGCACACCTGCGCCCACTGTTGCCAGACCTGACATCAATGACAGCAAAGACTGAGTGCGTCGCGGTCAGCGCCTACGATGCCTGGCTCGACAAGCGACTATCCGAGAACCAAGATCTGACATGGCTGCGGACCCAGACCAGCTTCGCGGGCATGACCATGTGTCTGGCGCTCGGCGAAGATATTCTCCGGCATCAAAGTCTGACCCCCAATGACCGCGCGGCCAAGGCAGCCGGATTCGGTGTCATCAGCTCCGGGCCGGACGCAATACGCGCCACGGTGCGCAGTCTTCTCCGCAGGGACGACGGCACGCTCACAATCTCAAAATCCCCCCTGAAGAGCCTATCTTACACACTTGTCGAGGCCTACCCGGACAGCATGGAGTTCAACGACTTCCGGCAAATCATTCGTGATGAACTGATGACCTTCTGGCCCATCGCGCCGGGAGACACACTCCTAGGGCAAGTGGTGGAGACGCGCCGCTTCCATACCATCGCCAGTGCTGCTGAAGAGACAGGACTGCACAAAGGGCTGCTTCAGGACATACTGACCGCTGAGGGCGTCTTCGACCCGACACAATGTCAGCAGACGCACCCCCGGACCTTCGACGCAGAGGCCTACGCGGCCTTCCTTGCGGAAATCCCGCATCTCGTTCCCGGGTCCGACATAATGACGGAACTCAGCGCAACCGAAACGGAGTTCGAAGCACTTTGTGCAGAGGGCGTGCTGCGACCATACCTCAAGACTGCGAAGGTCCTGAACAGGTGGCGGCGGGCTGATGCCACTGCATTGCGCGAAACGCTGACGTCGCGCCTCAGAAAGAAACAGGCCTCGCGGAACGCCGACACACTCCTGATGACCAGGCGCGCGCTTGGGGTGCGGCTCACCGCGCTGATCGCAGCCATTCAGGACGGGCGACTGGCCGCCTTCCGCCACGATGATCAGGAAGGTTTTCATGCGATCAGGGTCGATCGAATGGACGTCGAGGCACTGATCAAGACCTTGCCGCCAGACGTGCTCATCGATCGGCCTGAAACCAAGGTGATCAGTGCCAGCGTCTTCGGAAAGCAGATCGGTCTGGTCGAACCGAAATACATGGTGCGGCTTGTCGCGACAGGTCACAGTCCGGGCACGGAGATCACGAACTCGGTCACGAAGCGCAAGCAGTGGTCACTTACAGAAGACGACATTACTGCCTTCCACAAGCGATTCACGACAACGGCGCTGCTCGCGAGGAAGGCAGGCGTTCACCGTCGGACGATCACCAGCCAAGTCCAGCACCATGGCACGCAGCCATTCTCCGCTGGCGACGAGGTCTTCGAGGGCATCTACCTGCTCTCAGATGTTCAAGAAATCACGAAAACCAATTGAAATCAGCGCAATAGGGCCCGCGCGCCAAAACTCTGGACAAGCGAAAAACGTGCTTGACAGCCCTTGCGCAGGCTTATGCTGTCGTTTGCGCATTCATATGCTTTCTCTGACTCTGACTAATTAGCTAATTGGCGACCCCGGCAGGATTCGAACCTGCAACCTGCCCCTTAGGAGGGGTGGCAAAGCCCGCGAATTAATTATTACAAAACAATACTTTACATCAAATATGTCTCTCGGAGTGCACGCAATTTACACGCCGAGTTTTGTAATCATGTCCCTCACCACCGCATAGGGTTCTAAAGCTACGTTTACCATCACCTTCGAGGTAGTCCCCACCATCCATGTGGTTTACGGATGGTCAGCACATTATCAGCAAGCCGCAGTTCGAACCCATTTATATCAACCGCGAGACTTTATAACGCTGCACCGCGGCTGTGAAGACTCTTGCGGGCACCGTTCATTCGAAGTGCAGTGAAGGCAGGCATTGAGCCCAGAACGACCGATGCAGTGTAGTATTTCGATGTTTGCTATGCATACTTGATGAATACATCGAATGGTTTCTGGGGCAACGATATTATGAACGATTCAAGCAACAATTTTTGGAGCGACAAGAACTACCAAACCCATTTGGAAGTTGAAAACATCTCGCCAAATCAGCCAGCCTCGCTCGACCTCAAGAAAGAACAGGACGACACTGGTAGATTAATTTACACATTAATTCCAAGCAAGGAAAGAATTGAACAGTACCTGAAGGGTATCGATGATGGACATGTATCGAAAAATCCAATGTTAGCTGAAAAGGTGATAGCAATTTTCGCACCATTCGATAATTCTCTCGATGTATTTCCAACAAACACTTGGGCGGACAATGCATTTAACCTCCCTGACAAATATAAACAAATAAAAAGGATAAGATTTGAAGAGCTCCCCTATCAATATAGGGAAAGTAGCGCAAAGCTATCAGGCATGCTCAAAAAAATACCGAATTGCTTCATCAAAGAAATTTCTCGCGGCTTAGGATTTAGAAAAGAACATATCTCCATTCTCCGCTCCATTGAAGAACAAACCAAAGCAGACACAATCGTGGTTTCAAACCGCAAACAGGTTTCTTCCAATAAGGAATTTTTCATTTCAAACCAGACACTCGAAGAATTACGCCGCGAAATAGATAGAATATACTCAAGAGCCGCTAGTGCGAAGAGAGAAATCACCGAAGTCACGTCGCACAATGTTGTTGCAGAGATACTTGGGCAGCCCAATCGTAAAGTAAAGCTAGGTCAACATCCGATGCGGAAGCTAATTACACAAGCGGTGTCAAATGAGAACTTTGTCGATGATGATCAAAAATCTAAACTGGTTTCAGCAGTCGAAGCAAACATTAGAGAAATTACAAAAACCCTTCCTGATCAAACTCTACATCTGAAAGACGAAATTGAAGACATCACCCTTGCTCGCCTTATCGAAGAGTTTGACAAACTAATCACCCAAAATCACACAGAAGCAAACTGGCAAGATTTCTTTAAGAGAAACCCCATCATCATCAACGTTGCAACGAGTCATCCAATAATATTTATTCAGGATGAAGCCTCTATTGGAGGACGTAGGCTTAGTGGAAAGGGAGAGAAAATAACAGATTTCCTATACAGAAACCACTCCACAAGAAACGCATTAGTTGTCGAACTTAAAACACCACAAACAAAAATACTAAATGCCTCCGAGTATCGGAGCGGTATTTTTTCTCCAACCACTGACGTTTCTGGAGCCATTAACCAGGTGAGAGATCAACGTCAAAAGCTGATAAGAGACATATCCAGATTAAAGCAAGAAGCCGTTGAAAACGACGAAACTTTGGAGCTTGAAACCTTCTCAGCAAACTGCATGCTTATTGTAGGGAGAACTCCAAAAGAGATTTCGAAACAGAGATCTTGGGAACTTTTTCGTGGGGGGCTTTCGGATGTTGTCGTCATCACTTTCGATGAACTCTTGGACAAGTTAAAGGCACTTCAGGCCTTATTAACAGGAAACCCGCTCTAACTTAACGCCGTTCACGTTCGCGACAGGCGACTTTCGCTGCATTCACAAGATAAGAAATAATGTTTGCAACACCATCGACACCGTACGTGATCTATGACTCGAACAGCTCAACTAGCGGTCTGTAGATGATCATCAAAGCTGAAGCACCGTTTCCTAAAAGCGGCCTTGGGCCTTCAGGCTCGGTTCGATCTAATGGTTCTATCTGTGGAACTTATCGCTTAAATAATAAACACCAAGAAGTGTGGAGAGGATAATCTGAAAAAAGAAGAAAAGGAACAAGCCGAACCCTAACCAACCAACGAACGCAGCCCATCCAGCAAAATAATCTGAAACACCCCCGGAGAGAAGTGGCACAGCAATAGTTAATAGGAAAAGTGTGAGTGAAACGACGCAACAGTATCCAAACAATAAGCTCAAAAAATGCCTTGGTGTAACTTTGATGGCTTCGGGGAAGCCGCGTTCTCCAGCAATGACTAAAGTAACTTCTCCTTCCATTTGGAAGGGGGCGTCCAAAAAATTCGCCCCTTGAAACGTTGAAACCGCGGCAAGCGCAGCGAGAAAAAAAGGAGCAAAAATAGCTAGAAAAGGACTAAGTTGTGAAATAAGCCCATCCCGACCATACACATCGACATTGGGTGAAAACTTAAAGAAAGCGCCGCCAACAAGTAGCGTCAGCGCCAATGGATAAAGAAAACTATAACGTAGAGCGAAAGGGTGCCTTACCCGCAAAAAGTTCAGTGCACGCAAGAACACAGATCTCTCAAAAAATGGCATCATGCCAGCACGGCTTTCATTTTATCGATCACATCACCACGTATAGCATCTTCGGAAAGATTAAGCGGCAAGGCAAACCCCGTCATTTGTGATTTCTTAAGGAAGAAGTTTGAAAGAATATCCGCCTTTCTTAGATCGATTGTAAGGGTTTTGGGATTAGAAAACTCGTCATCTATTGTGACCTTCATCTTCTTCAAATACTTAGTATTTTGCCCATTCCACATTTGCCGCAATATTTGCTTGGCTTGCTTTCCCGAAGGTCTATTTTTCACTTTCATTTGCAGATCGTTATTCTCAAATACGGGATAGTTCGCGTCGCCAAAGGTCGGACTGACGACCCCTTCCTGAATGACCTTCACCTCCCTGAGAACCCCTCCATTATCCATAACACCTGCAAGTGTGTGAGAATATGGAGCTAAGAACTTACATGCCGGTTTATAGGTCTTTATGTCCTTCTGCACCGTTCTCTTTTTCGTAGTGCGAAAATGATCCTCGAACACCTTGTTTAGATAAAGGGTCACCAAGCTTCGTGGAAGTCTATCTACATCTTCAATCGCCATAGGATAACAACTTCTCGCTTGATGAGTGGAATTAACATCTATAAGCACATGCGCTGAACGTACCGGCTCTTCGTTAACTCCACGCTTCGCAGTTCGCTTGGTTCCACTGGCTTGATCTGCGTAATCAGGGTCAGGGATAGATGGATCAATAAGCCAAAAAAGAATCTTTACATATCCCGGCTCCGATAGATCCATCTCTTTTATAAAAAAGTCTTTTTGATCATAGCGGAGTGGCTTAAGCTTATTGGCCAAAAACAGCATATTGATATTGACAAACAATCCACTAGCGACGGGCACATTATTTGGAAAAAGATTTCTGTAAGTGTATAACATCAGCTCACCAACAAAAGTTGATCGGTCAAGTATTGAACTCATCTTTAAAATTCAGCCCTTCAAATGTTTACAACGCGTCGCCGACAGAAACAGCACCTCGAAATAGTGATTGTATCGCAGTCGAGTGAATGCACCGCACAACGTTGTGCTCTCATCTCAGATAGTGTTTGGTCTCAATGAGATTTTGTCAATTACTCATGCACTTTTGAGGCTAGGTGCCTATCGCAGGCTACGATAGCTGCAAGAGCCTAATGCAGCATGTCAAGGTGTAAGACGTTGCGGTTCGCGGTGAATACATGAAGCTTCCTGAATGTGATGTTGGAGCCGCTGTATAGATTGCTTCAGCTTCGGCTTAGCCCGAGAACTGGTCACCATTGGTTCGATTGACTGTATAAGCTTGATGCTCGAGTTCGACTGCATTACGAAACTTGCAGTCTACGATGTTTAGTGACATTTTTTCAGGATGGAACTGATTTACCCAATCAACTTCGTCGGTCACGATTCGTGGATACAAAGCGGCTACAATCCTCGCTTGTCGCATGGCGATGTCATCACCCGCGATGGTGAAATCATAGGAACTTGGCGAGCGATTGACTATGATCCTGACGACGAGTTTTCCGGGGGTACTTTTGAATTCACGGCTTTTGGAGAAGATCCTATAAAGTTCGTGGAGAGTTTTTCCTCAATTGATGCCCGCATGAGCAGAGGCTTTGCACTGTCAACTCTGACCAGAATTATCAAGGAGTGGTACGAGTCCAACAACCCTGAAATCTCTTAGCATGGCAGTATTTAAACATGTCAGTGGAATGAGCTACACGCTCGAAGGCATCCTCGGAGAGCCGCGCTGAATAAGACTAGTGATCTGCTGGGTGGTGTTCCCTCAAAAGCTGGCGCGACCTTTCTCAATCGGTTCAAACGTGTATGGCACCTCTTCTGCAATGGTGCCGCTCATGTCGTCCTGGTTGGGGTTTGTTCGGAGTGCTGCATCAGATTTGAGACCTAGCGCCCGGCCAAGATCCTCAAACATAGCGTGAGCATTCACGGGCCGGTCACATCGCCAGACACCAGCGCGCCAAATTGCCCGCGCAATGATGCGTAGGTTTCGGCCCTCATTTACCGCGTTGAGGGCGGTTTCCATTGTAGCCCCGAACATGGCCTTGCAGCGGCTCTGAGCTGATTTCATCACAAGCTCTTTTGCCTTTGCCTCGCTTTCGATGTTGCGCCCGACCACATGGGGCGCACCGGGCAGGTATGACAACGCAAACCAGCCGAGATCTTTTTCGCGCTCTATCTTGCCAATCACCGTGTAGCCAAGAAATAAGCGCGGGCCTAACCAAACCGCCCCGCTCATTCTTCTAGCGCTGCGACAGCGTTTATGAGGTGTGCGGGGTGTTTAGGTTCTCTCGCGTCGTCTAGCGCCGAAGTAAATTGGCCTGTTTCTTTTGCGATCATACGGGCGCGGTGAACCTTAGAGAGTTCTGGCTCATTCTCAGCCATAGCTACGGCAAGTGCTGCCCCGATTTCTTCGAGTTCGGTGCTGGGGTCTTTGAAATTGTCCGTGTTGGTTTCTGCGTCAATTTTCGCGGTGCGGGTCATGTGTTCGCCCTTCTGGATGAAATTATCGAATAAAGGTGAGGTTCAGCCATAGGCTGGCTGGCCGTACAGTTGGCAGGGGTTACATCAAGTTTGACGCAGGCTGCGCAAAGGAGAGGTTTCGAGCGGGTCAAGCCGCCCTGCGTGCCTGAAATCCCAACCGTGTTGCAGTAAGCGCCCGGCGAGATCATCGGGCGCAATCTTGCGGTAGATGTTGGCGACATCAGCGCTAGACCAACCGCCCAAGTCCAAGAGAGCACCAAAGTCTCGGTTTTGAGCATAATGCCAAGTTGCCCATGTGTGCCGAATGGTGTGTGGGGTCACTTTGTCAGGACCAGTGCTATCCAGACCGGCGGCGTCTCGTGCCCGGTTGAAGGCGGTCTTGATGGATGCGCCATCCCGCTTGCCGTTTGCGAGAATGCGCCCTGTCTCATACCTTTTGCCGTGATCGGTGGTGAAGACACTGCCGATTGTTGGCAGCTCTCGGACCTGCATCATGCGAGCTGCGCGGGCAGGAAAACGAACCATGCGCGGATGCCCGTTCTTGGTCTTGTTCAGCATGGCTTGACCCGTTGAGAGATAGAGCGTTGAGGCTTGCAAGTTGAGCGTCTCACTCACCCTTGCGCCGGTCCCGATCATGAAGCCAACAATCTGGGTGAGATGCGGCGTCATTTCCTTCGCCAGAGCTTCAAATTCCTCAGGGGTGAGCCACCGCGTCTTTTGGGTAGTAACCTTTCGGCGGCGCAATTTGACCGGCGTACAAAGGCCATCCTCTGCCGCCATGGCAAGGATCGCAGAGATTGGGGTAATGAGCTGCCGATTGACCGTTGCGGGCTGCGCTGTTGGGTAGAGACTTTCCGCTGCTGTGCTGACGGTCGCGTTGTCGATCTCGCTGAGCTTAGTATTGGGTCCGAAGTGCCTGAGGATCGGGGCGAGGAATCGCGCCTCTCCCCCTGCATTCATGTAGTTCAGCGCGGCCTCTGCAAAGGTTACGGTCGCTTTGCGCCCAAGCGATGCACGTTCGAGCAATTGGGCTTCCGTCCTGATCCTGATGTTTTCCGCCGCTTGCCGGTCGCTTGTGTGAGTGCTTGCATAAACTTTTGTTCCGGCAACGCTGCCCCTGAGGTAGTAATTGCCGGTGCCGTTCCGCTGGATGAGTTTGAGGGGCATGTCTTAATTCCTTCAAAAAATGCCGCGGCGAGGTCGTCGCGCCGGTACAGGATGCGGGTTTTTCCAGATACTTTGAGCCACGAAAGCCGCCCTGTTTTTCGGGCGTGATCTAGGCCGCTCCTGCTGGTGTGGATGCCTTGGCTTTTCAGCCACTCAAGCGCTTGCTCAGTGTTGAGGTTCTCGGCTGCTTGCAATGTGTCCAGCTTTCCCATTTCAACCTCGTGCTAACGTGTGAGAGCCGGAAACGCTCAGGCTCAGGTTTGAAGCAGTGCCTGCGCCTGATCCGTTAACTAAGTGCAGCAAGGGTTCAGCCTCGTAGATCGCCTCGCCCACTGCGCGTATGGTGCAAATGTCAGTCATGAAATTGTGCCTCAACTTGGGTTTTTTGCATCTTTCATAATCTGTAATCACACTATAAGGTGTCTGTCAACATTAACGGTCTTCTCAAACTGCATGTTTTTAGGGCATGTGCGGCTTGACGCGGCTGAGCGTCGGCCTTATCCGAATGATGCGAATATCATAGAAAAAGGTTGAGGGCGTAAATAAATGTTTAACTCAAGCGAGCAACAGGGGGCTCAGGGTGCCGCGCCAGATCAGCGTATTGAGAGAGAGATTTTTGGGGGCCTCGCCCCGCTCGTGGCTGAGATGAATGAAAGTGAGCTATTGGCTCTCGCTGAGCGCGCCGAGGCACATGTCGGCAACGCGCAAGTTAGCACTTCCAACAAGCATAAATAAAATACGGGCAGCGCGATACGCTGCCCGTCAATGAAATAACCTAAAAGGGCTCGGGGCGATTATTCTCGCCCCGTTTCTTTTGCAATAAATGCCTCAAGCTCGTCCTCACTCATGCGTTCAAGTGCTTTCATCAGACGAATACGAGCTGGGGTAATCTGGCGTTCAGTGGTGATCAACGCCAGCGGAATGCCTAGAACGTCACAAACGGCTTGCATGTTGGCAAAGCTAATCATGGTTTCGCCGCGCATGTACTTGCCAAGGACATTGACGCTCAGGCCCGCTTTCAACGAGATCTCTGAGGCGCTAAGGTCGCTCAGCGCGACAGCGATTTTCATGTTTGTGCGCGCATTCTGAATTTTCCGGTCGGTTTCCGGGTTCATGGTTGGTTTCCCAATTTTCTTTTATCAGTTGCTTATCATTGGCGGTCAGACCGCATCACTGCGCCTAACACTATAAGGGGATACACGCAACAGTAAGTATGGAAATCCTCAGATTAGGTTAAATTCGTCCCTTGATTTAACCTTATAAGGTGATATGCATCTGTTTGTGTTTTAAACAGAGGGCGAACAACATGAGTAAGCGAGATCGCGCCGTTCAAACGCCACACACGGATGCCTTTCGTGCGTGGTTAGGGGTGGCAATCAAAGAAACTGGCTCTGCACCTGCAACGGTTGCGCGCGCCATCGGAGCAAGTGTCAATTCGGTCGGCGCGTTCCTGAATGACCCTAATCGCGACATTACACTTTCACGCGCAGCCAACCTTGAGCGCCATTTGCGCGCCAGTGCACAAACTCAGGGGAAGACCTTGCCCGCAATCCGCGAAATGATGAGTGCGGCGGGGGCACGTCATGCCTGAGATCAAGGTTCAGCTTAGTGAGCGCGAGCGCCGCGATGTTGCCACTCTGGCGCGTATCGAAACAGGCCGCACCGATGGCTTGCCGCCCGTCACGATTGAGGAAATGGCTTCTGCACTCTTGCAGGCGCATTTGATCCTCATCAGGGATTGCGGTGGCATTCTTCCCGGCAAAGCTCCGCGTATTAAGGGGCGCGGCGGTGTCACTCTATCAGGGGGTGCCAATGCTTCATGATAGGAGGGAAGCTCGCACGCATCCGCAATGTAGCCTATTCGTCTTTGCGATTATTACCGCACTTGCCAATGCCTTTGTTGTGAGAGCGACCTGATGGCGGGCTCACTCAATAAGGTTATGCTGATCGGTAATCTTGGACGCGATCCTGAGGTGCGTAGTTTTCAGAATGGCGGCAAGGTGTGCAACCTGCGTATCGCCACTTCTGATACGTGGAAAGACCGCAACACCGGGGAGCGCCGCGAGCGCACGGAATGGCATTCCGTCGCCATATTCAATGAGGCGCTTGTGCGGCTTTGCGAGCAATACTTGCGCAAGGGTGCAAAGGTCTACATTGAAGGTCGCCTTGAAACCCGCAAATGGCAGGATCAAAGCGGGCAGGATCGCTATTCTACTGAGGTCACGTTGCGCCCCTTTGCCGGTGAGATCAAGTTTCTCAGCTCGCGTAACGGTGGCTCGGGTGGAGAAACTGGCGGTTACGATGGTGGCGCAGGTACCAACTATGGCGGCGGCTTTAGTGGCGGCGCTGGCGGTAGCTCCAACAACAGCATTGATGACGATGAAATCCCGTTCTGATGGGTGATGGCCGGGCGTGATAGCTTGCGCCCGGCCATCACCTTTTTTCTATATATTCTCCCTGAGGTTTCCCGATGGCCCGCACCCCCGATCCCCGCATTGAGCGCGCAAAAACTCGCACCATGCTTGAGGTGCTTGATAAGCTCGAAGTTTCCGGCCTCACCGCCATTGGGGATGAGCGCGTTGGCCCCTGCCCTCGCCCCGGTTGCGGTGGCCGGGATCGGTTTTCTGCCAATGTCCGCAAGGGGGTTTGGCGCTGTCGCATCTGCGATCCCAAAGGCGGCGATCCTCTAGCCTTGGTACAGCTCGCGCTTGGAACTGATTTTCTAGGTGCCGTGGAGTGGCTTGAGGGTGAGCGTGGCGTTGAGATTGACCCTCAAGAAGTCGAGCGCCGCCGCCGTGCCAAAGAAATAACAGATGCGAAGTCTGAGGCTCAGGCTGCCCGCTATCGCGAATTTGCGCGGCGTCAGGCAGAAAAGATCTGGCGATCTGCATTGCCATTTTCCGGCTCGCCCGCTGCTGCATATCTTGCCGGGCGTCACGTTGATCTCAGCGGCTTACCGTATTCCTTCGCCTGCTTTCGCTATTTGCCCGTGCATCCATACATCAAGAAAATCGCAGATGCGCGGCGTGAGCTGTATCGTGGCCCCGCATTGATCGCGGCGATCCAAGGCCCGGATGGGCGTTTTTCTGGCATCCATCAAACGTGGTTCAACCCGGAGGTGCCCGGCAGGAAAGCTGAGATCGTTGATCCGAAAACCGGCGATGATCACCCCGCAAAGATGGTACTGGGCAGCAAAAAGGGCGGCGCAATCCGCCTCACCGGAACCGCCTGCACAAGTGTCCTGGTTATGGGTGAGGGCATTGAGACAACCGGCACCGCACTTGTTGCGGACGCCGTTGCGGGTGCCTCCTATTGGGCTGGGATTGATCTTGGCAACATGTCGGGCAAGCAACTCGGCAGAAACTCCGGCGTTCCTGACCTTTCCGATTTGCGGGCCTTCCTGCCGCCCGCCTGCGTCGAACACCTGATTTACATCGAAGATGGTGACAGCGCCCCGAAACCGACACGCGCCAAGCTCACGGCAGGCTTGCGGCGCGCAATGAATGCCAACCCCTCCCTGCGTGCGCATATCGCGCGAGCCGGTGACGGTGTTGATCTGAATGATCTGCTCAAGGACCAAGAATAATGATGAACTATGAGCCGGTGAGCCGCGCCTTTGAGCGCGCTGATGAGATCTTTCCCGCTGATGCAGATGCAGGCCGCTCGTCCACCGATCCCCTCACCCCCAATGGCACGAGCACCCCTGATGAGGTTGATCCCGCAGAGGCTCTTGCGCAGGAATGCGCGCTTTATCCTTTAAACGACTACGGCAACGGTAGGCGCTTCACTGCATACTTTGGCGAAGACATCCTGTTTATCCCCCGTGTCGGTTGGTTTGTCTGGGATGGCCGTTGTTGGGCTCAAGATGATGATCAGCTTGAGGTGCGCCGCGTGGCTCAGAAGGTTTCAGCCAAAATCACCGCAGAGGCCGAATTTATTCGTCTCGAAGATTGGGAAGCCGCCCAAGTGGCGGAGGCGGAATTTGCCAGAGACGCGGCAGCGGAAATCAGAGGAACCCCGGCGCGCCAGCGCACCGATGAGCAAAAGGCCCGCCTCAAAGATTTCGATCAACAGATTGAGCGAGCCGATGAGCTGAAAAAGAAACTCTCTTCCATGCGCAAGAGTCATCATTCGCACGCGAAATCGGCAGGCAACACCAATCCAATCAACAACATGATGCGCGAGGCACAGGTTGATGTTTACAAGCCCCTGCGCGCCCTCAACGCCAATAAGATCATGTTCAACACAGAAAATTGTGTTGTCTACTTTGAAGAGGTTGAGAAACACCCTGTCACCGGCAAGCGGGCGTACTCGCTCAAGCGACGTGATCATGCACGAAACCTGTATCTCTCTAAGATGATGCAGACGGAGTATGACCCCAAAGCGGATTGCCCTGAGTTCATGCATTTCTTGCGTACCATCCTACCCGATCCCGAAATCAGGGCCTTTATTCAGCGCTGGTTTGGCTACTCGATCACCGGTCTCACCACTGAGCAAAAGCTGGCTTTCCTGTACGGATCGGGCCGCAACGGCAAATCAACACTCTTGGAGCTGATCGCCCGCATCATGGGTGCCTATGCGGCATCGGTTCCGATTGAGAGCCTGAGCGGCACTGAGCAACGCAAGGGCAGCGATGCCACGCCTGATTTGGTGCGTCTGCCGGGTGCGCGTCTGGTACGCGCCTCTGAGCCTGAGCGCGGCACAAAGATGCGCGAGGCGCTTATCAAGCAACTCACTGGCGGTGCGGATATTCTGGTGCGCCGCATGATGCAGGAATTTGTTGAGGTAACCCCTGAGTTTTCGTTGACCATTGATGGCAACTACAAGCCAGAGATCCGGGGCACCGACAACGGGATTTGGCGGCGCGTGCTGTTGGTACCGTTTATGGTATCTATCCCTGATGAGGATGTTGACCCGCTCTTACCCCAAAAGCTCTGGGATGAACGCACGGGCATTTTCAACTGGCTCTTGGATGGCTGCAAAGCATGGCTTGAGGGCGGGTTAATGGTGCCTCAATCGGTGCTGGACGCGACAAAGGAATATCGCGAGGAAAGCGATCCGATCCTTGAGTTTATCCAGACCTGTTGCGAGGTGACGGGCGAGCACTCAGATTTCACCCGCGCAAAGGAATTGAACGAGGCTTTCCAGTGGTGGCAGGTCAACAGCGGTTCAAGTGATGCTTGGGGCACTCGCACCATCTTCAAGCACCTCAAGGATAAGACTGAGTTTTTCAAAAATGCTGAGGGGCGCTCTTTTCGACACGACAAGAGCAACAACACCGGTTGGCGCGGTATTCGTCTCACCGATGAGTTTAAGCGCCGCCGCGAGGATGGTGAGGCTGATGCCAAGTATAACAACTCATCATCCGATCCTTTTTAATTGTATCTAACCTTTTTGTGTGATTATCTCCTGATTAGGAGGTGATTTGAAGCGAATCGGGCGCTTGACAAAAAACGGATGCGCGGGCACCCTACCCCAGCAAGTCGAAAAAGGGCTTGCCGGGATTGGCGTCCCGCATAACCGTAGGCGCTTGATAACCCGCGTCATCTGTCGCGGGTTTTTTATGGTCAGGCGTATGGGGGCACCTTCGGGTGCGCCGTTCCTACGGGCGGTAACGCCAACCCTGTGCGTCTGGCCACCAGAGATTGGCGTCTCTCGTGGCTGGTTTTGAAACCAACCGTAGGAGGGGCATTCATGTCTCACAATATCCACGCTCTAAATCCGTCTGACAGTGGGGTTGACGCGGCTGAGCTTGCCGGGCTTGCGCTCGCCATGCGCATCGTTGTCACAGATTACCTTTCAGATCGCCACCTATCGAAATGCAACGCGCTGGACGCGCTTGCCTCAATTCTGCACGCGCGCACAGAGGCGCATGTGCAGGTCATTACATCGAAAGGGAAGTTCTAATGCTAGATTTGACCGTACAGGATTTTAACGGCGAGCCACGCATGCGGGATGTCGACATTGCAGAGGCGCTCGGGTTCGAGCGGCCTCGGAACGTACGCCAGTTGATCTCGCGGTGCGCGGATCGTCTCGTGGGATTTGGGGAAATGGTTTGCTGCAAGTTACAGCAAACCCCACAAGGGGGCAGACCTAGCGGGGAATACTGGCTCAATGAGCATCAGGCATTCTACCTTTGCACACAAAGTAAGGCAGAACGTGCAATTGAGGTGACGCAACAGATCATCAGCGTGTTTGTTGCATGGCGGCATGATCGAATTGGCGGGCATGCAAAACCACAGTCCTCAGATGCCTTTGAGGTGACACCTGACACCCCTGCACAACTGGCCCTCGTGCGCGAGGCGCGGCTATTGCATGGGCGTGTGGCTGGTCAAAAGATGTGGCGCTCTGTGGGTTTTCCTGACCTGCCTATTGAGCCCGCAGAACAAACACACGCCAGCTCGGCCGGATCTGAAACGCAAAGGGATGATGTTTTAACATTTCTCCATGAGCACTTTGTTTTCACTGGGAAACATAGTGACTTCATCCGCTCCAGAACTATCTATGAGCTTTATTCTGCTTCCATGGATGGGGAGCCGCCACTTGGCCGCCGCGCACTCGCTACCCGTTTGTATGCACTGGCGAAGGATTATCGCTGCCCAGCGAGCGGAGCGCGATTCTGGCCCGCCAGAAGCAATCACACGGGTTATCGCGGCCTGCGCCTGATTTCGTAACCACGAAATCTCATTCAATAGCCGCCAAAGTATCGGTGAGATTACCGGGCAAGCTCAAAAAAGACTGCCCGGTAACTACCACCATTCGCGATAACGCACTCAGAGGTCTCGCCTGCGAGACATAAGTCACCCGTCGCGTGTTTAAGATCAAGGATCGGAGGTAGTCGCGTCTACCGTAGACATGGAGTGTCGCGCCAAAGATGCTGACCGTTCAAATATTCGCGGCCTTCTTCCTCGAAGCAGACCATAGAAAAACCCAGAAGTGTAACGCCACTAAATTGTTTTTAATTGACTAAGTGGCACAAGACAGCCCGCAAAGAAGGTAATTTCTTCACAATTCAGTTAATCTTAGGGCAACTTTCCTTTAATGGTCGCAATAAGATCTGAAAACATATCGGGCTTTGCCATGGCCACCAAACGGCAAACATCTTGGCGCACACGCTCTGGATCTAATTCAACCGCCTCCGCGAGCTCAAAAAACTCATCATGCTTGTCCGCTAGAAGTGCCTCTTTCAATAAGTCAAGTAACTGAGCGTCGTTTTCCAATCCCCACATGGTAGCTGTTTGGCTAGAGTCTCCGAAAAGGTCATTCCCCAAAAAATCGACAGCTTCACCAAGCAGCCACCTTTCTGGCCAAGTATCTCCAGGCAAAAAGGCCACTCGCGTTTCTGCCCAAGACCTCACTGCATCCTTTTCTCCCTGTGTACTTGCCTCAGTTGCATTAACGACACTTTTCAGTCCACCAGCTAATTTGTTGGATTGATCACCATCCAGCACACACATGCAATTATCAATGCCTTCAATTGATCGGCTTGCTAATTGCCTAAGCACAGCGCTATGTGAACCAATAGATTTTATTCGGCATCTCTTTCGAATCTCCAGAGGCAGCACTTGTTGAAGAATTGCCCCGGCGTTCTCGTCTTCAACAAAAATGTCGAGCTCTTCAGCGTCGGCTTTACCCATTTTTCCACAAGCGAAATCAGCGGATATGCCTTTTGTAACGACTGTCGATGCACCATTGGCCTCTATAAAAAAGCGTGCATTCGGGGGCAAGCTATTCAACACAGCATAAGAATGCGTCGAGCAAATAATTTGACACTTCAAATCCTTGCATAACCTCTTCAGCTCTTCCACCAATCTAAGCTGGGCCCTCTCATGAAGTCCAAGCTCAATTTCATCAATAATAATTAGAGCCCCAATTCCAGCACGAAACAACGCAGTGAGAATTTCAAACACTGCGCTCTCACCAGCACCCATGTTGAAGCCAGAATAAGAAATTCCGGAAGACTTTACAATCGGTAGAGAGTACTTGCTGTGATGGTAGCTATCAAAATCAGCGTAAGGTTTACCAACTATCTTCCCAGCAATTCTAGCGATCTTTTTTCTAGTTTCTTCCGATAAATTACCAGGCTTGAACCTCGACCGGTAAGACTTTGAAACACTTCTCTCAAAATGTGGCACGACCCGCTGAACACCAAAGTAGATTACATTTCGCCCCACACGAGCGTCATAGTCGTTCCATCGCCCACCCTTTCTCTTGCTCCTCGTTTGGTATCGAAGGCCCGGCCCACTTCTTTTCCAAAAATTATGTCGTATGCCGTAGCGAATAGTCACCCCATCCACAGGCATCTCATCCGCTGACTGAACAAAGAAATCACTAAAAGTATAGTATGACTTCGATCTTAGCGGGGGTTTAAAGCCATCTCGGCGATTATGAAACGCACATGCTGCTAGTGCTAGCATAGTAGACTTGCCGGATCCATTGGAGCCAGCAAAGGCCGTGATGGGATAGTCAAACTGAGCCCTAAAGGGGCCAAGTCCACGAACATTGCCCTTGACCAGTTCAATAGACGCCAAAGTAGCACGGGTGTTATCATTCTTGAACCAAGTGAAATTGCTTCTATCAATGTTTGAGTTGCTGTAGCTCATGCACAAACCAGTTTTAGGCAAAGTTGTTTCTCAGAACATCATTCATGGCGAAATTCATGATGCCAAGTGCTTCTATCCTATATCTTGGGGAAGGTGTCGCGCAAATAGCTTTATGCGGAACCAGCTCCGTACATCTAGCCCCCAAATCACCCAACATAATCTGTAGTAACTGTCCAATAGTCTGATCAAGCATGTCCGCAACGTTGGGATTTACCTAAATTAGTATGCTGAGACCGCCGCGAACGTCATCTCCACTGGGTAGCGCAGGAGTGCACTATAGCAACGAGTCTTGGTTCGTCATATAGCTGGGAAGTGTCACTGTTCGCACAGAGCCACCAAGAGACAGCTCTCAGCATCAGGCAAAAAAGGTACCTACATTGCGTTAGCTGCTCGGCGGGCGAACTCTGTGATCCGTTCCGAGAGTTCCACTCCGCACTGTTAGCCCTTTCATGCGCTTGCCCCCGGCACCCGAACCGCCTGTCGACATGAGCTGACATAGGTCTGTCCCGGTCTGGATAGCTGTAGGCACTTAGAGCATGCCAAGAGCAACCACACGGAAAATCGCGGACTGCGTTAGATATCCAAACGTCACACATAATCACAGATTTCAGGCGATAACCCTCAATTACAGGTAACGATCGAACATTCTGAGCAAGCATGTCAGGCCTCAATCACACTTCCCTCCTTGATGTCATTTTTGAAGACTTACAAAGTAGAAAATGCAAGTGATGCACTACAAAAAATGATGGCGACACATCGAGATATGTTCAACCTACCAGCGTTATCTCAATTATTAAAATCACTTGCACAGTCAGCAATCATAGATTTGTTAGCGCCTTGAAGAGCTAGTATATTACCCTCGCCACCAATCACAATGTAGCCACCTGAAAGATGCTCAAAGAAAAGCTGTCCACCAAAAACAGGAAACATTGGACTCAATTCGCATAAACCAAAATCTGTTTCTAAATAAAAAGGCTGACTTGCGGATACTCCTAAACTATAGTGAATCCCTAAGTAGACAAATACCAGAAGTAGTATCGCACCAAAAAATGGAACCCCATTCCTTGACTTAACCACATCCCAATGCGAGAATCTGATGGGAGCTTGATGCGCAAACATAAATGCAAAAATTGCTGCGAGCGCAAAAAAGAAAGCAGCATTAATCTCGAGCCATGGCATCGAGTCAAAGCTCCCTCTTTCCCCTCTATAAAAAAACAAAGCAACTATTGTAAATACAGAAATTATCAGTTGAGAAAACCTGATGACAAGTTCACTTCCATAAATCAATTCATTTAATTTTCGCCTCTGCCATCGCGCCACAACCGGATCCCTGTAACCATCTGGATACCTATTAACAATAGAAAACTTGGTTCTCGCGACCAAAAAAATACTAAAGGACCCCAATACGATCGCGCGGCTGATTTTGTACACAACCCACCAGACCGCAATCATAAAAGTAAGCTGAGCTCCCAGATGTGCAACTGATTGTGTGTTCACAATCTTTGAAACAGGGTTTGGGAGACTTATCATCACGCCAACTACAAATGCACTGACTCCCGAAAACCAGACAATTAAAACAATCGCCGTAATTGCAAAAAAATCGTCATATTTAATTTCAAAAATCCTTTCGGGCACTCCTAGCCTTTGTAGTATCAGCTGATAGAAACCCGTGGGATTACAACTCTTCTTCACAGTAGTTCACTTCGTGCTCGAGGGTTAGACATCTGCGATGAGCATACATAGCAAGCCTTAAACTACAACGTTGCATAGAGGCATGTAAGTTGGATCCAGCGCAAACGTTCGTTGAGCAATCGCATTTTACGCTCCCCGTACCCCTTTATGAGACCGTCGACCACCCGAAGTCCCGTAAGCGCTTGTCGGTCGGTGAGGTTGTGGGGCGTAGTCAGACATTCGGGATATGAGGTGCCATTTTTCGCAGATGTGCCGAAAAGCTCTAAAGTGTTGGGATTGTGTAGCCCGTTCTGGGATTGGCTGGGAGCAAGAAAAACCGAGATCTTGGGCGATTATTTATATATATCAATGTGATATAAGCAGAGGCGGGAACATGCGCCTGTCAGGACCAAGGTTGCGAGCTCTCGTAAAGAGAATGCATGAATGCACAGTTGTCGGTCGCCTTGTGTGTATACGGGAATCCAGTTCCCATGATCCCAAATTGAGAAAATACAATGATTATATCATAATAATCAGTTACTTACATCTGGGACCGACAATTTTTGTTGATCCAGCCCTAGTCGAACAATCCCGAAAAAGATCTTTTATGGTGTAGATAACCCTTTGGGGTGTCGACGGGGCGGTATATACTCTTTGCGAGCCCCCTACGAGGGGGCATGAATTTAGCAACAGGCGGAGGCCGTTCAATCATGACACAAGCCGCAGCACGCGCGCGAGCAGAGCGCATCAATATGCAGATCATTTCCACGCTCGCAGATCGCCGCGCGCGGATCGGAGTTGGTGAGGGTGATCGCGGGTGCGCAGGTCCAGCGCGCCCTGCTATGCAATTGGCTCAGGTGGTGGATACTGGCCTGAGTGCTATTGAGGATGGTTTGCACGGTGCAAAGGTTGTTGCAGGTGTGTCTGTCATTGTCACGGCACCGGGGCTTATGACCGCACGTCGCCGCCTTCCTGCCGTTCTTGCGCGCATGGATGAACGTGACGCGCGCCGGGTGGCAGCAGATCGCTATGCTCTCGCTGTTGAAAAGATCGGGTCGGTTGCAGGTGCCTCAGTGGAGGGCATCAAAGCCGATGGTGGCGCAGCAACTAATGATGGCGGAGCAACAACTCGCATTCTCCACGCGGGCACCATCAAGGCGGTTGAGCGCACGCTTGAGCGCGGCGCTGTCGTGTTGGCTCCAAGCGCACGCGGTGGCGCTGGTCGGCGCGCGATCACGGCGCGCGAGTTGATTGACGCACTTTGCCTCAATAACAGCGATATGAAATCAATCCTCTTGGCTGCGGGGTGGTCAGGGCATCGACGCGACGTTGCTCGCCTCAGTTGCGCGGCGGAAGACCAGCTTGAGGAAATGGCCCGCGCCTTAGGTTTGGTGGCGCAAACTGCGCCCCACCCTGCCCCTTCGCTTCACTGATTTAGTATTAAGCAACACGAAATCCCCGCGTTTCACTTGGTACGTCGCTCGGGAGAGTTTGACAAAACACGGAACCTAACCTTATAAGGTTCGCCACTTGATTAGAGGTATGCCTCAGAGCCGCTCGCGCTTCCAAACGGATCGCGGGCGGTTTTGCTTTGGCCCCGGTGTTGGCCGCTCTTACGTGGCCCCTGCCTTTTCTCAAGCTAATGCCGGGTGCGTTGCACCGCTCAAACCCGCGTGACCGGAAAAGGCTCAGATCTTATGTTGCAAATGTCCGTTGATACACGCGCGATTGAGCGGCGGCTGAATGGTCTTGCGAAGACGCAACTACCATTCGCGACCGCCCTCGGCATCAATGATGTGGCCGGTCAAATCGTAGAGGCGGAGGGTTCCGCACTTGAGCGCGATCTTGACCGGCCTGCCCCATTCACAAAGCGCGGCCTAGCCGTGCGGCGCGCGTCTACGCGAAAGCTTGTTGCCGTGGTTGGTTTCAAGCCGATGCAGGCGGATTACCTCGCATTGCAAGCCACAGGCGGTAAGCGCCGGGCAAAGCGTCGCGCTGTTGTTGTTCCCGTCAATCAACGCCTCAACAAGTATGGCAACATGCCCAAGGGCGCATTGGCGCGCAGCCTTGCTAAGCCGAATGTTTTCTCCGGCACGGTCAATGGGGTGTCTGGTATCTGGCAGCGCCCCAAGCGTGGAAAGCGCAGAACAAAAGCGAGGGGTGCGCAGTCTGGCGCTGTCGGAACTGTCGGCGCTCGAAAGGGTCTCAAGCTGTTGGTCGCATACAAAAGCGCGGTGACTTACCCGCCGCGCCTCAAGTTTGTGCCTCGCGCTCATCGGCAGGCGAGCGCGACCATTGCCCCGGCCATCGCAAGGCGGCTGCGGCAAGCTGTGAAAACCGCCCGGTGATCGCGCCTTAAAAGGGTTTGGGTCCTTCCGGGGCCTGTATCACATGCGGGTAATTCGCGCCGCATGTGATTGTTGTATTTGAATTTCTCAAGAGGTGCAGATTGGCGTTGATGTTGTTGTTGCGCTGGTGGTCTCGCCATCCCGGCGGGCACCGATCCAGATGGGCTTGACGGAAACGGGGTGCGACGCGCCTCGCCGCTGGGCCATGAAATCGAATACAGAATAGCTTTCGCGCATAGCGCATTTTTGGGCCGGGTTGTCTCGGCACCGGGTCGGGATTGGCGATGTGCCACCCGGCCCATTTGATTTTAGAGAGGCTGAGCCATGTCCGATACTGTCGGCGGCGATGAGCCGCTACTGAACCGTGCGCAGATCGCGCAGATTTTCAACGTCTCTGAAAACACGATTGATAAATGGCGAGGCAAGGGGATGCCGGTTGAGGTCGAGGGTGGCAATGGTGTCGCCTACGGCTTCCTGTTCTCCGCCTGCAAAGAGTGGTTTGACGAAAGCCAAGCCCGCGCCGCTGCCGAAAAACGAGCGGCTGATGACTTTGTTGCGCAACAGCGCATGGCCTTTCTAGGTATCGACAAAAAAGATCAAAAGGCCGGATTGAGCCCCGCGCAGATGCGCGAGCTGGCGCAGGCTGAACTTGTTTGGATGCAAGCCGCTGAGCGTCGGCGCTCTCTGGTCCAAGTTGATGAAATGGTTGAGTTGCTTGATCTCGTTTTTGGCGAGGTCCGCGCCGGGCTAGACGGTTTGCCGGATTGGCTTGAGCGGGAATTTTCGTTGAGTGGTGAGGATGTCGAGCGCGTCGTTGCCTACAATGACGGGATATTGCGGGCGATAAAGATCGCGATTGAGGCGGCGGCGCTTAGAGAGCGGCCTGAGGTCGTTGATCCGCTGGATCGGGGATTGATCTGATGGTGACTTTGCCAAATCGGCGCGCCGGTGAAATTCCTGAATTGCCGCCGATGCCGCCCTATTCGAGCGCCCCCGCAGTACTTGAACAAGCCCTGCCAAGCTTGAGCCCGGCAACTCGAATGGGCGTAGTTGATGCGGCTGAGAAACACATGAAAGTCAACGCCAACGGTCGTTGGGCTGATTTTGACCGGGGCGTCACGCCTTACATGGTTGAGCCCGCCGATATGACGACCTCCCGGCGCTACCGCGAGGTGATTTTTGCAGGGCCTGCCCGTGCGGGCAAAACAGTCATGCTCCTATCAACGGTGAGCCATCTGGTGATTTGCGATCCGGGTGTTTGCCAGATCGTCCACATGACTGAGGCCACGGCTGAGGCATGGGTTGATGAGGAATTGATGCCTATGATCGAAAACAGCCCTGAGCTTGCCAAACGGCAAGGCCGGGGCCGATCTGATCGCAACATCCTCAGCAAGAAATTCATCGGCGGGGCCAAGATTTCCATTGGTCCACCAACCAAGGCGTTTCTGAGCGGGAAAACAACGCGCACGGTTCTCCTGACCGATCTGGACCGGATGCCGCTCAATATCGGCAAGGAAGGCTCGCCTTTTGCGATGGGGGCCAAGCGTACCGAAACGCTCGGCTCGCGCGGTATGACAGTGGCCGAGGCATCGCCCGGTCATGTTGTGACCGATCCCGAATGGAAGCCTCAAACGCCACATGAGGCCCCGCCTGTCGCAGGTGGAATTTTGGAGCTTTACAACGGCGGCACGCGGGGGCGTTGGTATTGGGATTGCCCAACCTGCGGCGAGGCATTCGAGCCTCGCTTTGATCGCTTGCACTATGACAAAAAACTAAGCCCGGCTGAGGCTGGTGCCTCAGCGGTGATGGTTTGCCCGCATCATGGATGCGTGATCGAACATAGCCAAAAGGTCGCCCTCAATCGGTCGGGGTATTGGCTGCATGAAACCGCTGATGGTGGCCTAGCTCGCATTGATAGTGGCGAGGTGCTTAAATCGGATCGGGTGAGCTATTGGCTCAACGGTGCGGCTGCGGCATTTGCGTCTTGGGCGCGTCTGGTGAGTAAGTTTGAAACTGCTCTGCGGGCTTTCAATGCCGGTGGCGATGAGGGGCCACTGCAAGTAACCATCAACACGGATCAGGGCTTGCCCTATCTGCCGCGTGCCATGCGCGATGAGGCGGCGCTGACGGTCGAGGACTTGCGGGCAATCTGCAAACCCTACGCCCAAGGCGTTGCGCCCGAATGGGCGAGGTTCATCATCACCTCTGTCGATGTGCAAGCGCATTATTTTGAGGTGCAAATCACGGCGTTTGGCCTTGATGGGCGGAGGGCGATCATTGACCGTTTCCCGGTCAAGGACGTGCCAGAGGGTGCGCCGGGTCAAGAGGATCGCTTGCTTGAGCCGCACACGTATCTTGAAGATTGGGATGCTCTGCTACCGGTGATGCAGGCGGTCTATCCGGTTGAGGGTGCGGCCTATGGCTTGCGGCCAATGGCGCTTGCTTGTGACTTTCACGGCAAGCCCGGCGTGTCGGATCGCGCAACCGCATTTTGGCAGGCCCGCAGAAAGGCAGGCGAGGCGTCCAAGTGGTTCATGGTGCGCGGTCACGGTGGTTTCAAAGTTGAGGGTCGCCAATGGTATCGCGCACCCAATCGGGCCAGCGATGGCGGTAAGGTCCGCGATATCAAGCTTTTGAATATCGCAACCGACAAGCACAAAGACACGACATTTGCCGCCCTCGGGCGCGTGGATGGTGGGCCGGGGGCCCTGATCCTCGGTGATTGGTTGCCCGATGCTCGGCTCAAAGAGTTCACCGCCGAAACGCGCACTGACAAGGGCTGGAAAAAGCGCGCCAACATGCCCCGAAACGAGAGCATTGACTTGAGCGGGTACGCGCAAGCGCTGGCTGAGCATAAGGGGGTTCTGAAACTGGACCCCACCAATCCGAAACCTTGGGCCTTAGGTGGCCTGTCAAACCCCAATGCGGTTGAGCTGGATGCGGTGGGCGAGGCCCCGCCTGCGCCGCCTGCCGCAGCCACACGGGCGCGCAAGCCCGTTCGGCGCATGTCCTATTTGGAGTGATCGCAATGGCATACACACCGCAAGACCTAGCCAATATCAATCAGATGATCAGCGGCGGGCTCAAGCAAGCGATGATCGCGGGTGAAATGGTTCAATATCGTGATCTCAATGAGCTGCTGAGAATTAGGCGGCTCATTGAGGCCGACTTGAAGCCCGCGCAGGCGCGGGTTTCCTTCCCGGTGCGCTACGCTGAAACTGATCGCGGGGTGTGATCTGATGATGCACTTTTCCAACGCCTCGCTCTTGGATCGGGCCATTTTGGCCGTTTCTCCGGTGCGCGGTCTTACCCGTATTCAGGCAAAGGCGCGTGCGTCTATCCTGATGAATTACGACGCGGGCGGCATGGGTCGCCGCGTCAAGGGTATGAAGGCCCCGGCGACGGATGCGGATGCTGCCTCGCTTGGCTCTCGCCGGTTGCTGCGGCAACGCTCGCGCGATCTGATCCGCAACGCCCCGTTTGCCAAGCGTGCGCAATCGGTCGTCACAAACAACGTGGTTGGGGCAGGTATTGCGCCCTCAATCACGGGCAGCAACAAAACGGCGGCGGATGCTGCGGCCAAGGTGATCCTGCCATTTCTGGGATCAACAGAAATTGACGCGCACCGGGCCATGAATTTCGCCACCATGCAAAGCGTGGTTTGCAACTCGGTGTTTGAAAGCGGCGAGGTCTTAGCGATCCGCCGCACGGTGTCCGACGCAAACGCAACATTGCCGCTACGTGTGGAGATCCTTGAGATTGATCATCTTGATAGCACGGTGCAATCGCATGGTGACAATGAGGTGATTGATGGCATCGAGTACGACGCTGAGACCGGCGTTGTGGTGGGGTATTGGATTTTCCAACAACACCCCGGATCAGCAACCCGCAAGCGCACGCTGAAAAGTTCGCGGGTGCCTGCCTCGGATGTTCTGCACATCAGGCGCATTGATCGCCCCGGCCAAATGCGCGGCGTGCCGTGGCTTGCTCCGGTGATGGTGACGTTGGCGGAAATGCGCGACTATCAAGAGGCGCAAATCCTAAAACAGAAGATTAGCGCGCTCTTGGCTGGTGTTGTCGAAAGCGGCCCGGATGGTCCGCCTGTTGACGAAAACGGCCAAAGGGCGAGCGGCTTGGATAAGCTCGCACCGGGGGCTTTCGTCTATACTGATGAGGGCCAAAAAGTCACTTTCACAACACCGCCACGGGTCGATGACTACAACGTAGTTATGCGCCTCGGTCTTTGGGCTGTTGCAATGGGGATCGGCATCACGGGCGAAAGCCTGAGCGGGGATCTCAGCAACGTCAATTTTTCGTCCATGCGGGCCGGTCGGCTGGAAATGGATAAGAATGTCGAGACGTGGCAAGAGCAAATTCTGATCGCGCAATTCTGCGCTGGCGTTGGGCGTTGGGCGCTGGATGCTTACCGCCTCAAAGCCACCCGGCGCGTTGCGCCGCTAGGCATGGCTTGGACCGCGCAGCGCCGCGCCTTGATTGATCCAACCAAGGAAATTCCGGCCATCATCAAAAAAGTTGAGGCGGGCCTTTCGAGCCTCTCGCGTGAGCAGCGCGCGATGGGTTTGGACCCTGACACGATTGCGCGTGAGCGCGTCGAGGATGCCGCCAGACCCAAGCCCGCCCCGGATGAGCCGGGTGTGGGAAATGAAACCCAAAAAGGGAACAGCTCATGAGCGAATTGTTTCAAGGTGGCGTGATCCGGCTTTTCGGCACCATCGTCAAAGATGAATATATTTGGCCCGCTGACACGGGCCTTTTTTCTGCGCGGATGGTCATAGATGCCCTTGAGGAAAATCAAGGTGATGTGACCGTATTGGTCAACTCTGATGGCGGGATGCCAAGCGAGGGTGAGGCAATCCGCGCAGCATTCGAGGCTCACCCCGGCAATGTAACGGTCAAGGTGACGGGTAACGCGCATTCAGCCGCTTCGCTCATGATCATGTCGGCTGATCATATCGAAATGTCAGCGGGGTCCCTGATGCTTATTCATGATCCCTCAACTGGCGCATACGGAAATCCGGCAGATCTCGCGGCGCAAGCCGAAGAACTGGACGTGATGGCAG